GCGATGGGCATGGCGGAAGAAGGCGAGGAGGCCCCGCAAGGCCCTGACCCGCAGGCCATGCAGGTTGTCCAGCGCTACCAGTCGGCCTTGCAGGAGATGCAGCAGCGCTATCAGGCTTTGGAGGCTGACAAGAGCCTCGAAGCCCGGAAACTCGACATCGCGGCTTTTGACGCTGAGACCAAGCGGATGAGCGCCATGAACCGCGAAACCAGACTGCCCGCCGGTCTTTACAACACCGGCTGACAGAGCCCGGCCCGTCGTGAGACGCGCCTTTCCCTTTGATGGACCCTACACATGAGCGAAGACACGACCAATCCGGTCGATGTCGAGGATGATGCTGTCCTCGACCAGCCGGAAGTCGAAGTCGAAGCGGACGATACCGCCGACATCGACACCGATGAGACCGAAGGCCAGGCCGATGAAGCCCCGCCGGAGGATGATACGGAGGAGATCGAGCGGGACGGGGTGAAATACCGCATCCCCAAAGCCCTGAAGGACGACCTTCTGCGGCAAGCGGACTATACCCGGAAGACGCAGGAAGTCGCCGAAGCAAGGCGCGCACTGGAGACGCAGGCCCAAAGCCTCGCCCAGCAAGCCGAACTTGCCCAAGCGACCCTCGAACACCGGACCAACCTGAAGCTGGTCGAGCAACAGATCGCTCAGTTTCAGAACACCGACTGGTCAGCCTATTCGGCGCAGTATGGTGCGGACGCCACGGCTGCGGCTATGGCGTCTTGGCAACAATACAGGGACGCTCATGCCGAACTGTCTGGGGCCATTACCCGCGCAGAGGGTGAAAGTCGGGCAATCAGCGAGCGGAACGCCGCCAACGCGGTTGCCCAGGCCGAAGCCCAACTGTCGCGGGAGATTGAAGGCTGGGGCGTCGAATATCTCAGCAGCCTTGCCGCTTACGCCTCGAAAGAGTTTGGCGTGAGCCCGCAAGAACTGAGGGAATCGGTAATCAACCCGGATGGAACACCCGACACACGAACCATTAAGGTTCTCGCTCGGCTCCATAAGGCTGAAACCGAACTCGCCACGCTCAAGGCCGAGAAAACCAAAGCGCAGCAAGCCTCGAAACAAGCGTCGGTCACTCCCGCCAAGGCCGTGGGCCAGCGGGCCGGGGGATACAAGCCCGGACTGAACGACGACATTCCCATCGAGGAATACATGCGCCGCCGCAACGCCCAACTCGCCAAGGCGAGAGGGCGATAACCCACACACGGCCCGTCGAGATGACGCGCCTTCCCATGATGGACACCCGAAATGCCTAACTCACTCCTAACTATCAACATGATCACGCGGGAAGCCCTGCGTGTCCTGCACCAGAAGCTGAACTTCGTCGGTTCGATCAACCGCGAGTACGATTCCTCGTACGCCAAAGACGGCGCGAAGATCGGCGACACCCTCCGCATCCGCCTGCCGAACCAGTACGTGACCCGTACCGGTCCCACGCTGTCGACCCAGGACACCAACGAGTCCAGCGTGGAGCTGAAGGTCGCCACCCAGCGCGGTGTGGACCTGAACTTCCAATCGACCGAACTCACGCTGTCGCTGGATGACTTCTCCAGCCGCATTCTTGAGCCGGCGATGGCCCAGCTCGCGGCCACTATCGAGGCCGACGCCATGACGATGTATCAGGACGTGTCTCAGTCAATCTGGAACGGCGGTTCCGCCCTGACCTTCAACCACGTCCTCGACGGCCGGCAGCTCCTTCAGGACGCGCTTGCGCCCCTGAACGACCGCTCGGCCAACCTGAACAGCCGCGATCAGGCGAACTTTATTAAGGACACCAAGAGTCTGTTCCAGGATTCGTCCACGGTCGCCAAGCAGTATCGCGAAGGCTTCGTGGGTCGGACTGCCGGGTTCGACGTCATGGAAAACACCATGTGGGGCAGGCATACGCGCGGTGCGGCCAACGCCTCTTACACGACCTCGACCCTCGTGGGTGTCCTGCCGATCTCGGCTACTCCGGTTTCCGCCATCACGGTGGCGACTGGCACCGGCGCGATGAACAAGGGCGACGTTTTCACCATCGGCAACGTCTTCGCGGTTCATCCCGAAACCAAGGTCAGCACCGGCGTGCAGCAGCAGTTTGTGGTGACGGCGGCTTACGCCGGCGGCGCGGGCTCTGTGTCGTTCTCCCCGGCCATCGTGCTGGCTGGCGGCGCTCAGAACGTGGTCATTCCGACCACCTCGGCGACCGCCGCCATCGCCTTCGCTGGCACGGCCTCCACGGCTGTCGGCACCTCTCTGCTTTACCAGAAGGACGCCTTCACCTTTGCCACGGCTGACCTTTTGATGCCCAAGGGTGTGGACATGGCCGCTCGGGAGGTCTTTGACGGCATCTCGATGCGGATCGTGCGCCAGTACGACATCAACAACGACAGGTTCCCCTGCCGCCTCGATGTTCTCTACGGCTATCGGACGATCCGTCCGCAGCTCGCGGCTCGCCTGCACAACAGCTAAGGCGCTTGGGGGAGGGGTTCGCGCCTCTCCCCCATTCTTTTATCGGGGGTCTGCATGGCGATTACGAGTTACGCCGAGCTGCAATCGTCGGTGGCGGGTTGGCTCAATCGCACTGACCTTTCGGCGGTCATTCCGGACTTCATTTCGCTTGCCGAGGCGCAATTTAACCGCGTCATGCGCGCGCGTGAGATGCAGGGGCAGTCAACCGCCGACATCACCACGGCGTTTTTCGCCCTTCCGGCGGACTTCGCAGAGCTGAAGTCCATGCGCCTGACAGACCCGCTCGGGGCCTCGTGGGAACTGATACAGGCGACCCCGGAACAGCTCTCGGAACCCGTCGCCTCCGTCCCGCAATTCTTCTCCATCCTCGGCGAGCAATTCCAAATCTACCCGCCGCCGAATGGGTCCTATACCGCGAACCTGATCTATGTTCGCAGGCTTGTCCCGCTTTCGACCTCCGCGCCGACAAATTGGCTGCTGGAGACGGCTCCGGACATCTACCTTTACGGCGCTCTGGTTCAGGCCGCTCAATATCTCCGGGACGCCGAAGGGCTGGCGACATGGAAGACGCTTCTAGAACAGTCGATCGAGGAGCTGAGGGTCGGCGATAAGCCTGTGATTGGCCCACTCCGGACGGACTTCCCCCTTCTCGGCATTGACCGACGCTATTCCATCTACACCGACCACGGAGGCTCCTGAATGGCCATCAAGTACGACACGACGACCCGCAACTCCAGGTCGGACGCGACAGCGACCCGCGTTGGCACATCGGGCCGTCTGCGGATCTACAGCGGCACGCGCCCCGCCAGTCCAGAAACGGCGATCACCACGCAGACCATGCTTGTTGAGCTGACCTGCAACGCCACGGCCTTTGCTCCGGCGGCTTCTGGCGGCGTCCTGACGGCTAATGCGATCAGCAATGGCACGGCGGCGGCCAATGGAACCGCCTCCTGGTTCCGCCTGTTCCAGTCCAACGGCACCACGGCGATTGTCGACGGTGACGTGGGTACGTCGGGTTCGGACCTGAACCTGAATAATACACACCCGGAACCGGCGCAACGATTGCGGCTGACGACATCAGCGGCGTCTTGCATCAGCGCGTCAAGATCGGCGTGGGTGCAGACGGCTCGGCGACGGACGTGTCGTCGTCCAACCCAATGCCGGTCAGCGCTTCGTCCCTGCCGTTGCCTTCTGGCGCGGCGACGTCCGCCAACCAGCCCGACATCGCCACGAAAAACCCGATGGACATGGCGCGCGGGTCCGTCGTTCGGCAAGCACCTATGACCCTATGGGTTGCCAGCTTTTCGGACGTAGGCTCCAGCCTGATCGCGCCGGAACTGACGCAGAGGCGTCTCGGCACGGGCATGGGCGTCACTCAAGCCTCGGGTAACCTGGTGGTGACGACCGGCACCACGGCGAATAGTGAGTTCCTCGCCCGCAGCACGGTATCGTTTATGGGCGCGTTCATCGCCCGTCACAAGACGATCCTGTCTCAGCGGATCGCTAACAACAACTTCGCCGTAATGATGGCGGACATGGTCGGCGAGGGCCTGTCCTGCACCATCAACAGCGCGACCTCGATCACGGTCACCAAGACGGCGCACGGCTTCACCTCCGCCAACGTCGGACAGTCCATGATGGTCGGGGCCATCAACGGG